AAGAGCGTAGGCATATGGCGTTCAGTAATTCGTTCAGCGGGATCATGAAACGAGCGAAAGAGGCGTTCATACCTATAACAACTGGAGTGGTTTGCTACGGGCACAGTGGCACCCACCTTGATGCAGTACGGTCTTTTATAGATACAAAGACAAACATGGTGAAAGCCGCGTACAAAAAGATGACGGGTCTGAGTATGGGGTACGGAGACTTACCGCAGTCTAGTGAATGGCCTTTCTTTCAAGAACTTCAGGCGTTGGACAACATCGGACATAAGTGGACGAACTCTGTATTCGGTGCGGCTGTGCCCGAACTACTGTCTTCCGTTACTGACTTAGAGTACGCCAAACAGAACCAGCACGAACCGATGGTCTACGTATGGCCTAACGAAGGTAAGGTTAAGGTGTTACCCGTTGGAGATGTGGGTAGTGGACAGTTCAACGGGCAAGTTACCCACAACGCTGAATTTTCGTACGACAGTACAGAAGATCTGCCGGGTGGGTACAAGAATAAACTAGCCATGCTGCAAATCGTGCAGGACGGTACTTTCCTACCTAACGTAGGTACACGCTGCGGATACGGGTATTTCTTGTTTCAAGAGGATCAGGTATGAAGAGCAGGATAAGCGGTGAGAACTGGAGTGGTCTATTCGATAGGAGTAAGCTCTTAGAGAATGACACTATATACCGCGTTATGCTATGCACTCAAACTGGTTCATACGATGTGGTATGTATTGGTACAGAATGTGTTGACAGCGAAGTAAAAGAGTCTTACGCTTCAATAGATGATATGCCTGATTGGTTTGGTAGGAAGCTGGCTATGCTCTGTACGATGCAGCCAGCCGTACACAATAACAGGCCGATTACGCCAAAGATGACTAAGGAAGGATTCCCGATACTTACAAAGCCGTGGAGCTTGAAAGAACCGCAAGTGAAAGGTGTAGGTACGAGGGAGAGCGCCAAGTGTTTTTGGGTAGTGCCAGATTAAAATAATAGTGGGCTGCAACGTGGGGCGAATGGTGGCGTCACACGGTTTCCACTGCGATTTGCTCCGCAGTTAAAGATTAGGTGGGATGAAGTGCTGGCCCACGCCCCGTTTTCGATAAATTTTTGGGGGTAGTTACAGCCAATCTCACCAACCACCATTCCTTGATTCTTGTACGGTCGTACAAGAATTGAGACCAGTTCCCACAAAGGAGGAACACAGTGGCGAAGATAACAGTGGAGATGGAAGTGGAGAATGAGTCTATCGAAGATGCGATAGCGAGTCTGAAGGCATTGGAAGCAGCGCAACAGCGAATAGATGATCTTTGCGAAGACATGTCGTTCTTATCCAAGGCCGTAGCAACTAACAACTCAGAAGTTAAGAAACTTCGTGCGAGCGTACAAAAATTACTGGAACAGGCTGCTGATGGCTCAAACACCTGAAGGCAAGGTTAAGACAGTAGTGCGAAACCAGCTTCGACAGATCGGGGCGTATTTTTTCATGCCTGCTACTGGCGGGTATGGCAAAAGCGGCGTGCCTGACATAGTTGGGTGCTACGAAGGGAAGTTCTTTGGTATCGAATGTAAAGCTGGCAAGGGGAAAGTGACAGCGTTACAGCAAAAGAACTTAGATGAAATAGGCGCATGTAATGGCATTGCGCTGGTAGTAAACGAGGCAAACATGCACGACGTGATTGACCTCATACAACGGGAGAATCCTAATGGCGAAGAGAAAATACAATCGTAAAGCGGCGAAGGGTGCGTTAATAACTGAATACCTTAACAGTAACGGTTTTACCAAACCCGCAGTCCTAGCTTCTGAAGTGGGCGTGAGCGAGAGCTACGCTGGTAAGTGGCTACGCAAATGGAAGCTGTCTAAGAAAAACTGGGAAGATAAACCTGATGGTGCTTGGACACCTACACGTAGAAGAAACAAAGCTGTAGTTAGGTCTAAGAACTTCATTCCAGACAATCTCAAACATCCCGTGTCAGGCATTAGCGCCGAGCCTTCCGTGTCTGACGGTAGCACCGCGTCTTACTACGAACTGCCCGAAGGCGCGAAGGAACTGCAAGATCTTATATCTTATAAGAACATGAACGCGCAGATCGGCGAGATATTCCGTGCTGCATACCGTTACGGGCAGTCGTCTCACAGCGATGAGCTACGTGACGCGAAGAAGATCCGGTTCTATATTGATGCTGAGATCAAGCGGCTGGAGGGTTAGATGAAGAAGTTCATTGTGGTTTTTTCGGAGACGGTAGAGCGGCAAGTGATCGTGGAGGCCAAAGACGAGGAGATGGCGAAATACAGGATCATAGATGACCGTGGTTCTTGGGGTAACTGGATACGCAAACCTACTACTACTGATGTGATCGTTACTCGCGTTGTAGAAAAGGAACAAAGCTAATGCAGCTTATAACCTTGGACTTTGAGACCTTCTACAGTAAGGAGTTTTCGCTGACCAAACTTACTACCGAAGAATACATACGTGATTCTCGTTTTGAGATAATCGGCGTTGGGGTGAAGGTAGATAACGGCCCTACAGAATGGGCATCGGGGACGCATGAAGAACTTAAAGAATATCTCGATGGGTTTAACTGGGCTGACAGTATGGTGTTGGCTCACAACACTATCTTCGATGGCGCTATATTGTCTTGGCTATTTGATATTCGCCCTCGGGTTTGGGCTGATACTCTTTGTATTGCCCGTGCTGTACATGGGGTGGAGGCTGGTGGAAGCCTCAAGGCGCTCGCAGAACGATACGACATAGGTGAAAAAGGCACGGAAGTCTTAGACGCAATGAATAAGCGCCGAGCCGATTTCACTGACGCAGAGCTAGATCGGTACGGGGACTACTGCATCAACGATGTGGAACTTACCTATAAGTTGTTTGGGATAATGACAAAGAACTTCCCCCGGCACGAACTGAAAGTCATAGACACCACGTTGCGTATGTTCATCCATCCCCTGCTTGATCTGGACGTTGGGTTACTAGAGCAGCATCTTGAAGACATAAAAGATCGGAAAGATGACTTGATGGTGAAAGCCGGTATTACTGACAAGAAAGACCTGATGAGTAACGACAAGTTTGCTCAGTTACTTACGGATCAGGGGGTTATACCGCCAACCAAGATAAGCCTAACGACAGGCAAAGAGACCTATGCGTTTGCCAAAACAGACGAAGCGTTCAAGGAGTTAGGCGAACACTGGAACACCAACGTACAAGCGTTGGTAGCAGCGAGGCTTGGTAACAAAAGCACGCTAGAAGAAACCCGCACGCAACGGTTCATCGACATATCTAAGCGTGGAATCTTACCGGTACCCGTTCGTTACTATGCAGCGCATACGGGTAGATGGGGTGGTGCAGACAAGATCAATATGCAGAACCTACCCAGCCGTGGGCCTGACGCTAAGGTATTAAAGAAAAGCATCATGGCCCCCAAAGGACACACACTAATCGACTGCGATTCTAGCCAGATAGAGGCGAGAGTGTTGGCATGGTGGGCGGGTCAGAACGACCTAGTGAATGCGTTTAATAACGGTGAAGATGTGTACGTCAAGATGGCTGCACGTATATACGACGTGGATGAGTCGGACGTGACAAAAGATCAGCGGTTCGTAGGTAAGACCACTATTTTGGGTTGTGGGTACGGTATGGGTTCCATAAGGTTCCAAGATCAGCTCAAGAACTTCGGTGTGTCTGTACCCATAGAAGAATCTCGTCGTATCATAAGCATCTACCGAAAAGCCAATCATGCGATAACGAGGCTGTGGAATGAGGCTTCTGTTTGTATAAAAGAACTTACAAACAAACAGGCGGTTAAGGTAGGTGCAGTGCCAGTAGTAAAGGCGCTAGGCCCATTGCAGGCACTATGTCTGCCGTCTGGCTTACTGATGCGGTACGAAGACCTACAAAGCGAGCAAGGTGAGAAAGGCTTGGAGTACACCTACAAGACTCGCCGTGGGCGCACCCGCATATATGGCGGTAAGATGGTAGAGAACGTCTGCCAAGCAGCAGCTCGGTGTATTATCGCTGAACAAATGGTGCGGATAGCGAAACGCTACCGTGTCGTTATGACCGTACACGACTCCATTGTGTGTTGTGTTAAGGATGAAGAAGTTAGTGAAGCCCGTGCGTACATAGAAGAATGTATGCGTTGGTTGCCGGATTGGGCTGAAGGACTACCGCTAGACTGCGAAAGCGGTGTGGCTAAGACATACGGAGACTGTGAGTAATGGGTTATCTTGTAGTGTTTGTAGGTACCCCTTATGTGGATGGTGTATACGCAGACAAAGACTACGCAGAAGAAATAAAAAAGAACTTTATGGAAAATAGGTTTCCAAAATTGGAGTTTGAAGTAATAAAAGCCCCGAAAGGTTTTAGAGTTACTGACGACATATTCTGGGCTAGGAATTTTGACAGGATAACCCGTATTAACGAGGGTTTGGTGGACAAATGAGTACACCAGCGTGGTCATTCAGTAGGATTAAGGCATTCCAGCAGTGCCCGAAACAGTTCTACTATGAAAAAGTTATCAAGAAATATCCGTTCAAGCAGAACGCCGCGACGATATACGGTAATCAGTTTCATAGCGCAGCAGAGAAGTACATACGGGACGGCGAAGAATTAGATCCACGGTTCAGCTATGCCCAAGGCGCGTTAGATGCACTGAACGCCAAGAAAGGCGAGAAGCTGTGCGAGATACGTATGGGACTTACAAGAGAGCTAGAGCCTTGTAGGTTTGGTGCTAGGGATGTGTGGTTCCGTGGGATAGCGGATCTGCTGATACTGAATGAAGAAGATGAGCTTGCTTGGGTCATAGACTACAAAACAAGTAAGTCTGCTAAATACGCTGACAAAGGGCAGTTAGAACTTATGGCTTTGGCAGTATTTGCACACTACCCAGTAGTTAAGACTGTTAAGGCGGGGTTGGTATTTGTTGTAAGTGAGGACTTAGTTAAAGACCGCTACACTGTTGACGACAAAGAAAGCCTGTGGGCTAAGTGGATAGATCGACATAAAGATATGGAACTAGCCTTTGAGAATGATGTTTGGAACGCTAGACCAAGCGGACTATGTAAAGCGTGGTGCCCCGTATTGGAGTGCCCACACAATGGGAAGAACTGATGCCGTACAAGAATCCGAAGGATCGTAAGAAACAAAAGAACCCCCCTGTCGGCAGTAAAGCGCATGAGGCACGTATGGAAAGACAACGTGCACGTAGGGCTATGGACAAGGCAGGGCGTGACGCCAATAAGAATGGCAAAGCAGATAAACGTGAAGGTAAAGACGTAAGCCACAACAAGATGTTAAGTCGTGGTGGCAGCAATAAAGATGGTGTGCGGGTAGAAAGCAAGAGCGCTAACCGCAGCCGTAACGGTAAAAGACCCGTTAGAAAAGCAACTGCACGCCCAAGACGCAGGCAGTAAAACAGTCTAGACCAAGGCACTTCCTGCCTGTTGGCACCGTTCCCGTCCGGTGTGGTCGTATGGCGGGCTTTTAACCGCGTGTTGTGGACACCCACTTCGCGCTATTTTGCATGGGGGTACGATGGAAGTCATAGATAACAAGGCGCTGCTGCTGAAGCTACGCCAGCCTGAAAGGGTGACGAGTGTAATACCAAAGAGTAAAGAGTTATCAGGTAATCGTGTGGTGGTTAATTGGGGTGTTGAAGAAACTCGTGTGCTCAAGAACTTAGGTATAAACGCCCCCTCTCCTATAAGTACACAGTACGAGTGGGCAGGTAAATATGCACCTATGCGCCACCAGAAAACGACTTCTGAGTTCTTTACCCTGAATAAACGTGCATTTTGTTTTAACGAACAGGGCACTGGCAAGACCGCCAGTGCTATCTGGGCAGCGGACTATCTTATGAACAAAGGATACATACGTCGTGTCCTTGTTATATGCCCACTATCCATCATGCACTCTGCTTGGGGTGATGACCTGTTTACGTTCGCAATGCACCGTACAGTCGATGTGGCATATGGGCCTTCTAAGAAACGCAAGCAGATCATAGAAGGTGGGGCTGAGTTCATAATCATAAACTACGACGGTGTAGAGATAGTGGCGGATGCCATAGCCGATGGTGGGTTTGACCTGATAATCGTAGATGAAGCCACGCACTACAAGAACCCACAGACCAAACGCTGGAAGACTTTGAACAAGTTACTGCGTCCCGAAACGTGGTTGTGGATGATGACTGGTACGCCAGCAGCTCAAAGCCCACTAGACGCTTACGGTCTAGCTAAGATGGTAAATCCATCGTCAGTGCCTAGATTCTTCAGCTCGTTCCGCGATCTGGTTATGACTAAGGTGACTAACTTCAAGTGGGTGCCGAAAGAGACTTCAACAGACACTGTGTTCAACGCTTTGCAGCCAGCCATACGGTTCACTAAGGATGAATGTTTAGACCTACCAGACATCATCTACGTCAAACGTGAGGTAGAACTTACCCGACAACAAACCAAATACTACAAAGAACTTAAAAGTAAGATGGTTATGCAGGCAGCGGGGGAGCAGATAACGGCAGTAAATGCAGCCGTAGGTATGAACAAGCTACTGCAAATATCCGCAGGTGCCGTATACACCGACGATGGCGAGTCTTTGGAGTTCGACATCAAGCACCGCTACAAAGTGTTGCGTGAGGTCATAGACGAATCTAGTAAGAAAGTTCTCGTGTTCGTACCGTTCAAGCACGTCATAGACGTTCTGGCAGATAAGCTAACAGCGGATGGCATACCCAACGACATAATTCGTGGAGATGTTTCAGGCGCAAAACGTACCGAGATATTCAAGCAGTTTCAGCAGTCAAACACCCCGCAGGTGTTAATCATACAGCCGCAAGCTGCGGCACACGGTGTGACACTAACCGCTGCTAATACCGTGGTGTGGTGGGGGCCAACCAGTTCCCTAGAAACATACGCACAAGCTAACGCACGGGTACACAGACAAGGACAAGACCACAAATGCACGGTAGTGCAGTTGCAGGGGTCACTTGTAGAGAAGCGCGTGTATGCGTTACTAGACAATAGAATAGACGTACACACAAAAATGATAGATTTATATAACGATATACTTGATTAAAGTATTGTTTGTCACTATATTGGTTTTCTAGGTACGTGGAGAACCAAAATGACAGAAGAAATTAAAGGTCTTTACCCTAGACTTATACGCACGTACATAAAAATACGTGATGTTAGGTCAGAGGCTAAGGCCGCGTGGGAAGAAGAAGACAAGAAGCTGGAGTCCCAGTTGAACGTCATAAAAGAAAAGATGCTGGAGTATTTCAAGCAGCCAGAGAATGAGGGGGCTACTAACTTTAGTAGCGAAGAGGGCATGTTCATCCGAACCACTAAGACTAAGTATTTCACGGATGACTGGGCTAGTTTCCATGAGTTCATTATGGAAGAGAAAGTACCCGAACTACTCGAAAAGCGGGTGGCTCAAGGTGCCATGAAACAATATCTGGAGGAAAACCCAGACAAACTGCCGAAAGGCTTAAACACAACCACCGAGTACACCATTTCTGTAAGGAAGAAAAACAAGTGACTGAGCCGTATGTTGAAATAGAAAAGGTCGCAGAACACTACAAAGTGTCTCTGTCTACTATCCGTGCATGGATTCGCAATGGGCAAATACCCCAAGACGGGTGCTACATAAAGATAGGTAAGACCTACAGGTTTAAGTTGTCTGAAGTAGACAGGTCTGTAGCAAGATTAAATTCTGCAACAGCGCTGGGAATTTCTACAACAGACAGAGGGGATGACACTGAGATAGACTCCTCTGTCGGAGATATTGTCGCTGATCTTGACGAAGACATGTAATGTCAGGTGGCACTTTTCGACGCATAAGTATCAGGAACGGTCAATTTCGCACTGTGCATAACGGTGAAGGGGTGTTGATTGATTCTGAGACGTTAGATGTAACCATCGTAGACGCAGCTAAGAGGAGCCGTATGTACTACGGAACCGCTTACGACGCACAAAATACGTCTGCTCCGGTATGTTGGTCATCTGACGAGAAGCGCCCTGACCCAGAAGTACCTGAAGACACCAGACAAGCAGCACGCTGTATGGACTGTCCGCAGAATATTAAGGGATCAGGGAACGGTAGCTCCCGTGCATGTAAGTTTTCGCAGCGGTTAGCTGTGACTCTATCTGACAAACCACGAGAAGTTTACCAACTGCAATTACCGGCAAATGCTTTGTTTGGTAGTGCAGAACGGGGTTGGATGTCTATGCAGGATTACGCAAAACATCTGCATAAACACGATACCTCAGTGATAACGGTCGTCACACGAATACGTTTTGAAGATGACGGTTATATACCGAAACTTCGGTTTCGCCCTGTACGGGTTTTGAAACCTGAAGAACTTGAAATAGCTGTAGAGATGGCACAGCACCCAGATACCACTGAGGTATTGACGATGTACAAGCCGCCAGAAGAAACGGCGTCGTCATTTGAAGAAGTTGATGGGTTTGTATTCAACACAGCAGAAAATAACTAGGAGAACTAATCATGCACATTATTAGCAATGTGACAGCACATTACCCGCATTTGGATCAGCCATATAAATGGAGTGACCAGCAGGGGCGAACAATGCCTTGTTCTTATAAAGAGAATGGGGCGGCATACGACCTGCAATGGATCATGTCTGGCGGCGAGGCCAAGCGGCTTATGGCAGCTATGGAAGTAGCGTACGAAGAAAAGCGGCAAGATAACTGGCCCAAGAGTATTGATATTCCTTTCAAAAAACAGGAAGACAAGACTTGGCTACACAAGGCCACGTTG